CCGCGTGCCTCGGCATCCGCGATGGAGACGAGCCGGAGCGGGACTTGCCGACCGTCATGTTCCAGCATGATGACATCAGCGGGATCAAGCGCCAATCGCGACGGCGGTAGACGAAACGCTGCTGTCTCCCGCCCGGTCCAGGCTTCCATGAGCGCGCGACGGCAGCGCCTTTCAGCTTCCTCAGGCGGGACCGCCATCGGAAAGCTCTCCGAGGCAATCCGGGTTGTGTCGACCGTGATGCGTCGCGCCTCGACGAGTGCCGCGTCGTAATCCTCGTCGGCACGGGCGACCTGCCATTTCAACGCCTGCGGCAGTTCGGTTTCCTGGCCGCGCGTGAGCTCGAGGATGTCGCCGTCACGACCAGCTACCAGGTCGTCGGGCGCGAGGGTGGCGGCCGAGGCCCTCCCACGCATGATGAAGCGGATCACGCCCTCGGTCTCGACCGCGTCAAACCCGAAGTGGCGCGACAGTGTGGTGATCGAAGCGCGCGGGGATTCCAGCGCGCCAATGGCGTAACCCTCGACCGCGCCCCAGAGGCCGGTAACGTCGACCCGCGCCTCGGGCATGCCCGCCCGCAGACAGAGGTGACGGACCAGTGCGGCCAAAGACACGGCCCCGAGCCGCCCTGTCAGCCAGTGGCCGAGCCGCCAGTTTGCACCGTCTGTCCAGGCGTCGGTCAGCGCCGGGAAGAACGGATAGGGCCGCGCGTCCCAGGTCCATGCGGCGCACTCCGGCACATGCACCATCCGGCTGCCGTAAACGGCGGACACAGGGTTATTCGCGGCCTCACCCCACCAGAGATATGTCGCCTCGAGATAGGCGCGCTGGATCGTGTCGTCGCGCCAGCCCCGCGAGAAATGCGGCGTGAAGCTCTCGGAGGACTTCGGATCGAAAAAGACGTTTGGCTGATTGGTGCCCCGGTCGATGGCCGGGCAGCCAAGCTCGGTGAACCAGATCGGCTTGGATTGTGGCACCCAGGGGGTAGTGCCCACGGCCTGCGCGTTGATCCAGCCGGTCATCACATGCACGTCCTCCCCCGGAACTGCCGAATAGGGACCGACGCGCAGTTGAACCGATTGATCCGTTGTTGGCGAAATCCAGATGAAGGTCAGGCGCCAGAAACCTCCGCCGATGTCAGTCAGGGCGAGGTCAGATATATCCGGGTCCGATGTGTATGGTCCCGAGGTGGAGAAGGAGTTTATTCTGACTTCCTTGTTCGACGCGCCGGTGAGGTTGACATAAACCCGCGCCTTCCCGGATGTACCCGGCTTCAGGATCAGGCCAGTCTCATAGGTTTCACCGGATTGCACCAGATCAACCACTGACGAGGACTGAGCAAAATCATTCTCTCCGTCTATGGCCGAGATTCTGGCACCGGATGTGAAAGGGCCGAATGTCTCTGAACTGACCAGAACATCTGCAGTTTGCGCAGACCACGCGGATGGCGTGTTTCCGTCCGGTATGTTGTTGTCCCTCAAACCCGCCGGGCGGTCGTGATGTGGCTGCGACCACCAACCGACGATATCCTTCGGGCGAAACAGCCAGTCCTCGCCGAAAAGACCATCGCGGATCGGGGTTCTGATCTGTGCTGTGCGGTCGGCTGCAGAGGCAAAATACCAGTCGTGGAGCTCGCCGCCCGCGATGTTCGATTGCAGATAGGCGCGGTCGTAGATCGCTGGCCAGCCCTCGGCCGCGTCGGCATGCTCGAAGCCATCGCGCCAGTCCGAGAGCGGCATGTAGTTGTCGATCCCGATGAAGTCGGTGTTCGCGTCAGCCCAGAGTGGATCGAGGTGGAAGAACACGTCTCCGCTGCCGTCGCCCGGCTGGTGCCCGAAATACTCCGACCAGTCAGCGGCATAGCCGAGGCTCACACCGAACCCGAGGATCGAGCGCACATCGGCAAGGAGATCCCGATACGCCTGCACCGCCGGATAGGTGGACGCATCCGAGCGGATCGTCGTAAGCCCGGGCATCTCTGTGCCGATCAGGAAGGCATCGACGCCGCCCGCTGCCGCGCAGAGATGGGCGTAGTGCAACACCATGCGCCGCAAACCCCAGTCGCTTGGTGATCCGGTCCAGCCTACGTTGTGGCCTGATACGTTGAAGCTCGAAGGCGTCGCCGCACCGAACAGCGCCGCGACTTGGCTTACGGCCGTGCCGGTCTTGTCAACGGACCCGACGTAGCCCGCCGCAGGCGAACAGGTGATCCGGCCGCGCCAGGGGAATGCGGGCTGGCCGGTATCGCCAGCGTTGTCGGAATACGGGTTCGGCAGGGTATTGTCCTGCGGCACATCCATCATCAGGAACGGATAGAAGGTGACGCGCAGGCCTCGGGCTTTCATCTCTTGGATCGCCTGCACCACCGTGAAATCCGCAGGCGTGCCGCCAAAGTTCGGTCGATCCTGATCGTCGCGACTGACCAGATGCGCGGCAGAGCGGTTCACACCATTCACCGACCATGCGGCTGGCGTGGTGTTTTTGGCGGCCAGTTCGACCTTGGGCCGGATCCGGCAGTACCCTGCGCGCAGATCATCGCCGAACCACGACACCACCAGACTGACGCTTTCGACCTTTGGCGCCATGGCCTGCAACCGGTCCAGTGCCACAATCATGTCTGCGGTATCGGTTAGCGCGTTCAGGTTCTCGGGCTCGGACGACCCGCCGCTGCCCTTCCGGATGCCCTGCGTGGCATAGGCGAACTCGCCGGAGGCCGGAATCATTGTGACCGCTTGTGTCAGACCCTCCGCCGTATCCGGATCGGCGAGCGGGCGAAACACTTCGAAACTCAGCTGTGGGATGCGATTGCCGTAATTCCCCAACGGCAGGTCCTCGAAGACCACATAGGCGGTTCCGCGATAGGCGGGCGTGTTGGCAGCACCCATCTTCGCCGAAATGAATGGATCGACTGCCTGGCTCTCATCTCCCGGATACCAGCGCCAGGTGATCCCGGTGGTGTCCAGCAGCTTGCCGTCGGCCCAGATGCGGCCAATGCCCGTGATCGGCCCCTCGCAGAGCGCAACGGCGAAGGACGAATAGTACAGATACTCGGTCGTCTTGACCTTGCCGCCCCCACCACCTCCCTTGCCGCCGCCCTGCGTGGTGGTCCTGGTCTCCTCGCGAAAGTCCGTCGCCCAGACGATGTTGCCGCCGATCCGCATCCGGCCATAGAGACGCGGGATCACCGCACCTTCGGTGGCAGAGGTGATGCGCAGATTGTCTATCCGCGCCCCTTCGATCCGCTGGGTTGGCGCCAGTGAGGAGATGATCCAGCTGTCGACGACCGACCCGATGGTAGAGCCGATATAGCCGCCGATGGTGGCCGCACTGACACCAAGGATCGCGCCGCCAATGCTGCCGCCAATGGCAGCGCCAGCGGCACCGAGAACGAGGGTGGCCATGGTTGGATCTCAGCGTTGGGGGAACAGGAAGGCGAAGGCGATGCGCCGCCGCCAGGATGGAGTGAGCGGTTCCTCGATGACGCCGAGCCGCTCGTAGGCATGGAGGAAGCTGTCAGGGCCAGTCAGGATCCCGACATGCTTGGCTATGGCACGCGGTGTCATGCGGAACAGCACCAATGCACCCGGAGCAGCTGCGGCCGGTTCCACTTCGATCATCATGCGCCGTGCGCCCTCTGCCAGCACCTCGCGCGGGTCGGTCTCGCCCCAATCCCGGCTGTAGGGTGGGATCGGGAACGGCTCGGGGCCGACGACCTCGCGCCAGACACCGCGCGCCAGTCCGAGGCAGTCGCAGCCAACGCCTCGCAGGCTGGCCTGGTCGTGATACGGCGTGCCCAACCAGGACCGCGCTACCTTGATAACGCGCTGTGATTTGGCAGCATTCAAAGCACCGCCCCCTCGTGCCCACCATCCTTGGTGGCATAGCGGAGAACCGCGTCCTGGCCGGGGATGTGCGGAAAGCCTCGGAAATTGACGGTATTCGCGAACTTCGCGCCGCAGGTCTCCATGCGCTTGTCGCAGCCTGCGCGGACAATGAAGGCGTCGCCTCCGGCAATGGACCGCACCGGAGCTTCGAGAAATGTCACCACAGCGATACCGTCGGTCACGTCATGCGCGATGATTTCAGCCAGTCGCCCGGCATTTGTGCCAGTTGTCCATTCGACCGTGCCGAATGTGAACCAGCCGGAGGTAAAACCGCCGAGGCCCGAGGCAGTGAACGCCCGGTCTCGCAGGAGATCGAGTACCGTGCCGTTGCCCTTGAATGCCGTTGCCTCCAGATCGACGCCGCAGCGGGCATCGCCGTGCGCTGCATCACAGGTCGCCTGGAAGGTCCGTCCCACCGTCTGCCCAAGCACGTGAGCCAACGACCGAACCTCGGCCACGAAGGCCAGTCGCCCGCGCCGGATCTGGCCGATAGCGCCGCGCCGCATCAGCAAGCGCTGGCCTGTTTCGGCCCAGTTCACCCGCCAGACCTCGACCTCGGCGTTGTCCCAGCGACCGTCGAGGATGTCGGTCTCGGTGATCCGATCCGAGGTCAGCACGCCCTCGGCGTCCTGCGCATCGACGGACAGGTCCGAGCCCGAGCGGACCTCGGAGGCGGTCAGCCCGCTCTCGGGCTCGAAGTCGGTGCCGTCGAAGGCGAGCGTCCGGTCGTGGTCGGTGAAGCCGAAGGTGACACCGTCGCCGCGCAGGATGCGCCAGCACCAGGCGAGCGTGGTCGTGCCATCGTCGAGATGGGCTTGCAGGTCGGGGGAGAGGGTTTTCATCGGCAGGTCCCCGTCATGCGGTCGTCGAGATCGGCGATCCAGTCCGCCCAACCGCTCGGCACCTCTGCGACTGTCTCAGCAGGGGGACGGGCAAGGCGCGCCTCGCCGTAGGAGGCGCAGCCAGCATCACCAGGCATTGTCGTTGTCGCGCAGCCTGTCAGCAGGAGCGCCAGCATCGCGCCCGTCGCGCACCGCCTTGCGCCCGGCATCCATCCGCTCTGTCTGATCGCGTTGTGCATTTAGATGGGCCTCCTCTCGTCCAGTGCGTTTGCCTTCCGCGCGACCCAGCAGGCGGCCGAGAACGACACCTCCGACGGTGCCCAGAGCCGCGACCAGCCAGATCAGGATCTCAGCCATCGTCCCGCTCCCCGCGAGCCGCGGCGACGCAGAGGGCGATGATCAGCACGCCGAGGCAGCCGCCCACGACCAAACCTGCGAGGAACTCAAGCATTGCCCTGAAACCCGCGCTCGATCCGGTCGCGCAGGCCGATCAGGCCAAGCCCAAGAAACATCAGCCCGGCCGGGGATGCATCGGCGGAGCCCGCCAGCAGCGCGACCAGGCGAGACAGCTCAGCAAGCGGGCCGGTGGCGGGCAGCAGGATAGATGCCATGCCGGTAAGAACGGCGAGACACCCCGCCCACCAGGTCAGGGAATTGGGACGGAGATAGCGCATGGGATCAGGTCCTCCGGATCAGGGTGGAAAGAAGGGTGCTCAGCCGAGTGAGCCAGCTGGTCTGGGTGGCTGGCGTGGATGGGATAATGGGTGGCGATGGCGTGAGGGCTGGGCGCAAGAGCGCCAGCGCCTGGTCTTCACTCAGGCGTCGAACGGGTCGGGAGAAGTCGACGCGCGCCGATCGGTCCACCGCCCAGACCGGGATGGTGCCGCCCGGATAGCGGCCTTGGCGGAACAGATCGCGCTCCGCCTCGCGGCGCGGAATGATCGCGGCGGGCTTGCGCCATCCCATGAAGGCCTGCGCGGCCGCCGTGCGATCGCCAGCGTTCAGATGGCGTGTCAGCTTGGCACGCGCGATTCCGCCGGTGTTGTAGTGAAAGCTGACCAGCGCATCGAATTCATGCGGCGCCAGCGTTACCGTTACGGCGTGCCGTACCTCGGCCTCGCAGGTCTGAATGTCAGTGCAAAATAGCCGGAATGCCTCCCGGATCGCAGCATCGAGATCGACGGGCATCCCGCGCGGCATCCCGATCGGATCAGGCGGCCCGGCCGCGACAGTATGGCCGATGCCGAAGGTCCAGACGTTTTTCACGTCCCGATAGGGCCCGGGCACGAGACCTTCGTGCCGGGCGAGGGCCAGCAGCCCCCGGTCTGTCATGTGCATGGTTTTACCTGAGAAGTGAGAGGAGCAGGATCAGGGCGGCGACAATAATGCCGATGCGGATGCGGTGGTTGAAGGTCTGGCCCGGAGGGTCGGCACCATCGAAGACGCTCAAGCTTGGCTGGCCCTGAATGTCGCCGGGCAGGATCACGTCATCATGCGGAATCCATGGCAGGGCGAAGGACCGCATTGAGCGACCTTCCCGCGTCCCGACGGTGGCAGGACCACCCAGCGGCACCGAGGGTAGCAAATTCAGGATGCCTTCGAACTGCTCGATGATCACCGACCGCTGGCTGACGCCTTCGAAGCGGAAGAGGCCTATCTGGCCGAGGCGGGTGTAGAGGTTGGGCAGGATGTTGATGGCCTGCGTCATCTCGGCCAGCGAATAGCCGCCAGCGTCGAACGGGTTGCGGACAAGGGTCATGGGATGCTCCGGGGGATGAAGGGGGAAAGGGCGTCAGACGCCGTCGCGGGCGGTGATGCCCACGGCAGCCAGCTGCGCGATCTTGGCGGTGATCTTGGTGCCGTCATCGACGGTGCCGTCATAGGCGAGGCCTGCGCGTGAGACGATCGCGGGGCCACGGACGACCACGATGCCGGTGGCATCCGCCAGTGTGGCATCGACGGCATAGAGCAGCACGGCGCTGGCGGTCTGCGCACCATCCGAGCCGGTCGCGGTCGCCAGCTTGTACTTGCCGCTGGCGGTGATCTGGCCGAGCACCGAGCCGACCGGACACCCGCCCATGCCCCGCGATCAGCTCCCCATCGTCGGCCACCATGCAAGGCACGGTCCAGCCGAACTTGGCCATGCTGGCAGCGATCTTCGCCACCTGGTCGTCGCCGTGAACTTTGGCATTGCCAGCGCACCGTGCCCAGACTGAGCGTCTGGCCGCCAACAAGGACACGGATTCCGCTGTTGCCACGACGTTGAAGGCGGGGGCCCAGAAATGAGCCTCCCCATCATCAGCGCCGACCAACGGCTTGCCGAGCCACGCGGCATAAAGGGCTGCATCTTCGGGAAATCCGGCATCGGGAAAACGTCGCTGCTCTGGACCCTCGATCCCGAGCGCACGCTATTCATGGATCTCGAAGCGGGCGATCTCGCCATCGAGGGCTGGACCGGTGACAGCATCCGGCCGCGGACCTGGACGGAATGTCGGGATTTCGCGGTGTTCATCGGCGGGCCCAACCCGGCTTTGCGCGACGAGCAGCCCTACAGCCCGGCGCATTACAAGGCGGTCTGCGACCGCTTCGGTGACCCGACAGCACTCGATCGCTACGACACTATTTTCGTCGACTCGATCACCGTCGCCGGGCGGCTGTGTTTCGGGTGGTGCAAGGGCCAGCCAGAGGCGCTGTCGGAGAAGACCGGCAAGCCGGATGTCCGCGGCGCCTACGGGCTACACGGCCGCGAAATGATCGGCTGGCTCACCCACCTGCAGCACACGCGGGCCAAGAACGTCTGGTTCGTCGGGATCCTCGACGAGAAGCTCGACGACTTCAATCGCAAGGTATTCCAGCCGCAGATCGACGGCTCCAAGACCGGGTTGGAGCTGCCGGGGATCGTCGATGAGGTGATCACCATGGCGGAGCTGAAGGCTGACGGCGGTGCCCCGTATCGCGCCTTTGTCTGCCAGACGATCAACCCCTGGGGCTTCCCGGCCAAGGATCGGTCTGGCCGTCTGGCCCAAGTCGAAGAGCCGCATCTCGGCCGCCTGATGGCGAAGATCCGGACGCCCGCAGCCCCGGCGACGGATCGCCTGACCTATACCCCGCCACCCGCCGAACCGGCCGGTGCCGACCAATCCCAACCGCAATCCTGAGAATAGAAGGAGGTTCCCCATGGGTTCCTGGAACGATTTCAACGACGCGCAGAGCAACACCAACCTCATTCCCAAGGGCACGCTGGCCAAGGTGCGCCTGACCATCCGTCCTGGCGGGTTCGATGATGCCTCGCAGGGCTGGACCGGCGGCTATGCCACGCGCGGCTCAACCGGCGCGGTCTATCTCAACGGCGAGTTCACGGTGACCGAGGGTCCGTATGCCCGACGCAAGATCTTCACGCTGATTGGCCTCTACAGCCCCAAGGGTCCGGACTGGACCAACATGGGCCGTAGCCTCGTGCGCGGCATGCTGAACTCGGCACGTGGGATTTCCGACAAGGACATGTCGGCCGAGGCGCAGGCTGCGCGGCGCATCAGCGGGTTTGCCGATCTCGACGGGATCGAGTTCATCGCCCGCATCGATGTCGGCACCGACGCCAGCGGCGATGACAAGAACGAGATCCGCAGCGCCGTCACGCCTGATCATCGCGACTATGCGCAGATCATGGGAACGGCGCCGCTGCAGTTCAGCGGTAACGCCGGACCAGGGAACGCCCCGCAGCAGAATGCACCCGCAGCGCCATCGTCAAATCCGCCAGCAGCCAACCCCGGTGCTCCCGGGCGGCCGAGCTGGGCACAGTAAGGGGGGATCGGTCATGCGCCTTCGCCCCCGCCAGAAAACCTTTGTCGAGCGCAGTGTTGCTGCGCTTGGCCAACACGGCAACACGTTGGGCGTGGCACCCACCGGCGCGGGCAAGACCATCATGCTCTCAGCGGTCACCGGCGAGATGATCAGCGACGGTGCCAAGGCCTGTGTTCTGGCCCATCGTGACGAGCTCACGGCGCAGAACCGCGCCAAGTTCCAGCGTGTGGTGCCGGAGGTGTCCACCTCGATGATCGACGCCACCGAGAAATCCTGGGGCGGCGACGTCACCTTCGCAATGGTGCCGACGCTGGCACGGGCATCGAACCTGGCCGACATGCCGCGCCTTGATCTGCTGGTGATCGACGAGGCGCATCACGCGGTGGCGGACAGCTACCGCCGGATCATCGACCGGGTGCGCGATGCAAATCCCGACGCGAGGGTGCTCGGGGTGACGGCAACGCCGACCCGGGGCGACCGCAAGGGACTGCGTGAGGTCTTCAACAATGTCGCCGACCAGGTGCGTCTTGGTGAGTTGATCGCGTCGGGCCACCTCGTGCCGCCGCGCACCTTTGTCATCGATGTTGGCGTGCAGGAGGAACTGAAATCGGTCCGCAAGACCAGCGCGGATTTCGACATGTCGGAGGTTGCCGACATCATGAACCGCGCCCCGGTCACCGACGAGGTGATCCGCCACTGGCGTGAGAAGGCAGGCGACCGTCAGACGGTCGTCTTCTGTTCAACCGTCGCCCACGCGGACCATGTGACCGAGGCATTCCGCGCCGCGGGGATCACGGCCGCACTGATCCACGGCGATCTGGCTTCTGAGACTCGCAAGGCCATCCTGGCTGATTACGCGGCGGGCAAGACCCGCGTGGTCGTCAACGTGGCGGTGCTGACCGAAGGCTCTCGCTGTGTTCCGGCGCAGGCGGGCTCGACCTCGGGCTCGCCATTGCCATCCCCGGATATCGAACTGTGGGCCATGTCGAACGGGAAACCTACGCCGCGGCCATTCTCGTGGCGCGGATGGAAGAGGCGGCCTTGGATCAAGCGCCTGTCTGGGACGATGTTGCCAGCTTCGACGGCCGCCCGTGGCGCGGCGCGGTGGACATCGTCACTGCGGGATATCCGTGCCAGCCGTTCTCCGTCGCGGGCAAACGGCTCGGCACCGAGGATCCGCGCCACCTTTGGCCGCATGTCGCCCGGATCATCGGCGAGTGCGTGCCACCCTTCGTCTTCCTCGAGAATGTCGCCCATCATCTCCGCCTCGGCTTCCCCGAAGTCGCCAGCGGACTGGTCGGCATGGGCTACCGCCTTGCGGCGGGCCTCTTTACAGCGGCGGAAGTCGGTGCGCCCCACAAACGCGAGCGGCTGTTCATCCTCGCCATCCGCGAGGGGGACGACATGGCCGACCCCGCGCGCCTGCTCCGGGACCCGCTCGAGTGGAGGGAACCGGACGGAGATGCTGCGGCTGTGGCCGACGCCGAGGGCAAGTGCGAACGAGAACCGGCAGACGAAACCGACCCCCTCACAGGAAGCGGGCAAGTACGGCATGAACCTGGCGACCTCTGCCGCGATGTGGCCAACGCCGCAGACCGACAGCTTCCGCAGCCGAGGCGGTGCCCGGAAACACGAGAAGGGTCTGGACGGCATGGTGCGGGACTGGCCCACGCCGATGGCGACCGATGGCAACAAGCCGAGCGCGGGCAATCGCAAGACGGCCGATCTGACCCATGCCAGCCGTATGTGGATGACGCCGACGGCGCGCGATCACAAGGATGGGGCGACGACACTGGCGAACACGCCGGTCAACGGCCTGCTTGGCCGCCAGGTCCTGGTGACGCCGATGGCTGGGAGCAATACCTCCGATGTGCGCCGGACCTTGAACCCGCTGTTTGTCGAGGCGCTGATGGGCTGGCCCACCGGGTGGACCGGCTTCGCCTCTGCGGCAACGGCGTGGTCCCCTTGGTTGCGGCGCATGCGCTCCGAACTCTTGCAGCTGAATTGCTGGCCGATGGATGAGGTGGTGGCATGAAGCAGTCGCGCCTCATGTCGCTAGCGGAGTCTGTCGCCAATGTGATCGTGGGCTACGGCGTCGCCGTCGCTACACAAATCCTGATCTTCCCGATCTTCGGGCTGCACACAACGCTGGCGCAGAACCTGAAGATGGGCGCTATCTTCACCATCGTGTCAATCGCCCGTTCGTTCGCCTTGCGGAGGGTGTTCGAGGCGATCCGGTTGTGGGGTTAGGGCTGGTGCATCAGCCGTATTGGTATACCGCGCCGGATAGCTGCCTGCTCGAGCCTCGGGCGCGTCGCCTCCGAAATGGGTGTAACCATGTAGCCACTACGCAGGTCGCCCAGCATGGCTGAACAAGAAACAGGTCCTGCTCGCCAAGCCAGCCCGATAAGCGCGCATAGCGCCGCGTCAAGCCTGTCCTGATCGGACTTGCGAGGTTGCGTTAGGGCGCGCATCGAACAGGCCCAGTCGACGAGGCCGACCACGCCAAACTCGTCTGCGGTTGCCTGAATGACGCGCGCAACGGCGCGCCAATCTTCCATACGGAATTTTTTCCGGTTCTGCGGGTTGTACTTTGGGGCGCGAAGCCGTTGGGCAAAGTCATCCTCCAAAGAGGGCAGAGCAAGTGCCGGGAATACTTCGATGAGAAAATGTCCGGCAGATGCTACGCGCGCCTCGACGGGATCTTCCGAAGCATCTAACTCAGAGAGGAAAGACCAGATCGGTGCATTGTCACAGAACATGCCGATCTTGCTGCGGTTTGCCGGTTGGACGCCTCCACCGACGAATGAAACCAGCGACGCTGCAACTTTATCGACTGGACGACTGCCTGTGGCATTGGGCACGACAGTTGGCTGATCGAGCGCAACAAGGCTAACAGCAAAATCCTTGCACAGCACTTCGATGAAGGCACGAGCGTCAGCGAACGAGACGAGTCGAGGTTCATGAAATTGGACTTGGCCGCGATCATCGAAGGCGATTGCACAGATTGCCCCCGGTGCCTTCGGAGCATCGGTCCAAGCCGAGTCAAAACCAAAAATTACCGTACTGCTTTGCGGGTTCGCGAAATCCATATGGTCCTCCGCAAAGCAGTATAGTCAAAGTAAGCAGGAGATG